CTACCGATAGCGTGCTGTATTCCTGCTGTAAATCGCATTACAACCCTTACATTCTGACTACCATCAATGTCAGCCATATCAATGACTTTCACTTCATTTTGGTCAGACATCAGTCCTGTGCCGAAAAACAAATTAGATTTTTCTGCAGCCACCATAGTGTTTGCAGCTAATCCTTGCGCTAAAACAATATTGATTCCGTCCATTGTCAAGGCACCACCATTAAACCATTGTGTTCCTTTGTCTTCTGTACCTGCTGCACCAACGTTGCTAGCAAATCCACCTAATGCTCTCACATAGGCTCTGTATACATTAGAAGAAACATAGATAAATAGATCGTCTGCACCGTAGACTGCACTAGGAATAGCATCGACTACCAAGCCCATTTTTGCGATTACATTGCTAGAATCGACAGCTGCACCTGCACCTACGTCAGTTACATCAGCATCAGCTAGAAGTGTAGTTTTAAATCCATCAAATTCCCCTGCGTTAGCATTCGTACCACCCCAGATATTATTTTCTAGTTTTTGTGCTACTTTTGCAGATACGTGAGCAATTAAGAAATCAGAAAATTTGCTTGGCATATTAGAAAATGCTGAATATCCCATTGAAATTGCTTCCCAATCATTGATAAAATCTTTTTTGCAAAGTTGTAGATTTACTTGAAATTCTTCTGGTTGTAGAAGTCTTTCAGTTAAAGTAATATTTGAAGTAGGATCAAAGTCACAGCTAGCATTTTTAACGATGTCATTTGAAGCGACTTTTTTCATTACTTCTTTGTACTTAATGTTTGGCTTGATTGTAATTAAATCATTAGCCAAAGTTGTTCCACTCAATAATGCTGCGGAAATGTATTCCCCTGCGAATTCGCCAGCGTATGTAGTGGTTATTGAAGTTGTTGTTGCCATTTTAAATTATTTTAATATTAATATTATAGTTCGCCTACAGTAATTGAAGATGACTGTGCGCCATTTCCACTTAACATCCACACAGAACCATCAGAGGATAACTCAATGAAATCTCCGATTCTTTCTGCACCATCCTCAAAAGTAACTCTATCGATTGCATCTGCATCGACAACTGCACCTGCAACAATTACGGAACCACTAATGGTATCCCTTTCTGTTGATACAGTTTGAACTAGCATATCAGTACTAAATGCTGCTACTACTTTGAATTTGTAATTTACACCTGCTGTACAAACAGGTAGTGTAATTGTGTAACCTGTTCCGCTTACTAAAAACGTTTTACCACTGTCTGCAGCAGTAATCGCTTTTGATTCGGTGATTACTTCTTGATCTTCAAACTTTCTTTCTACATCGTTTGAAATGTGAGTAAATGTTCCCATTATTTAGATTATTTATTAAAATTAGACATTCGTTGTAAAACCCTATCCATTGTTGAATTGGCTTTTTTGTTCTTGCTTAATAGATTAAGCCTTGTATCATCCTTTGTTTCTGGATTATGTTTAATTGCTTTTGTAGCAGGTTCAGTAGATAATTTTTCTTGCACTTCTTGTTTTGCAAGTTCTTCATCTTTCATTTTGCCTAGTTCTTCTTTGACATAAGCAAGTTCTTGTTTCATTTCGTCAATTATTGGTGTCATTGCTGCCACAACTTCCTCAACTATTTTATTCATTTCGTCTTTTTCTTCTTCTTCGAGGTTTTCTTCTTCTTGTACTTCAGTTTCATCTGATAAATCTTTTTTAGATTTTGATTTAGGTTTTTCAACTACATCTTCTGTGTCTTTTTCTGCTTCTAAATCCCTAGGTTCTGAACCTGTAGCAACTTGTGAATCTAGTTCTTCTGTTACTTCTTCTTTTTCTTCTGCCATTTCTGATTTAATATCGTCTATAATTCCTTCTTCGGATACGATCAATGTGTTTCCATCTTCGAGTTGATAATCTCCAATTGGCAAAGCTACTCTTTCATCTTCTGTTACAATAAAAACGTTTTCGCCACTTGTAAAATTTTCAGCTTCCAGAATTGTGCCATTTTCTAACTTCATACTTTCTAGCTCTACTTTTGTAGAAAGCAAAGAAGTAATTTTGTTTAACATTTCTGTCGGTTTCATAAATATATATTTAACGTTAATTACATTTCTGTATTAATATAACGCACCGAAAAAATGATTTGTATTTTAATTTGGAATTTTTGTGATAGAACCAATACCTTGTGCTTGATAGGAACCATCACAGCACTTTCTACTGTATCTTATACCATCTTTACATAGACAACCACGTTTGCCGCTTTTTGGACTGCTGTAACGTCCGTTATTAGATGATTTCATTTAAAAGTTTTCATTTTATTTATCGCCCAATTAATACCACTTGTACCTCCCCAAGCATCCCACATAATACCACCACAACCTTCGCTATATGGAACATCTTTATTTTGTTGTTGTCTTTTAAAACTAGCCATTCTGCCTATTGTTTCACGACTGATGTTTTTTTTTTCAGCAAGTTGTCTTGCTCTAGTCCAACCAACTCTAGTTCCACATTTAGAATTGTTTTCTTCTTTATACTTTATAGCTTTTTTTGCATTGTTACTTGCAGATTGTGGATAATCGTTATATGTTTCAAAAGTATATCTTACCAAATCTTGTTTTATTTTCAATAGTTTTTTTCCTGCTTCTATTTCTTGTGATAATTCGTCTTTTGTTTTTTTTTTAGGTCGTTCTGCTTTGTCAGCAAAGTATCCTTCAATACTAAATCCTTTTACCAATCCTGTTTTGACGTATTCATTCCATATTTCGTCATTGTAAACTTTTACAGAACCAACCCAAGAACCTAATGGCAAATCCATACCATACAATGCTGTTTTATCTTGTTCTTTATTTTCTACAATCCAAGATTCTACAAGTGAAACGCCATTTATTTTCTCAAAGTGTTCGTATGTAGAATTGTTTTGGTTTCCATTTGACAGATATAATTCAGATGCTTTGCGGACTGTGTCCTTTGTAAAATATATATAGTATTCTGTATCCCCATCTTTCCTGTAGATTGGTTTATTAGGCACAAGTATAGCACCCATTAATAACCTTTTTTCTGCATCTACTTCTGCAAACTTATATTCTTTATTTTTAGATAATGCCAAAAAGTTTTCTTCAATAGCAGGGTTTTCTACTAAACTAATCGCATCAATGCCACTATTTTCGTCTAGTTCGTCAATTACTAATTCAACTATTTTCATACTATTATAACGTTTTAGTTTTTTAATTTGTATTTATATAGACGCATTTTCTACTATATTTCGATCTAATGCTTGTGCGCTTGTTACATCTCCACTTGTTACAAATGCTTTTACAGGCTTCTGTTCATTTTCTCCCAATGCTGTTGCTAATTGATTTTCTGGTGCTTCACCAACTATATTAAATGCAGGGGGTGCTGATGCAGGTGCTCCACCACGACTACCACCGCCACCACCTTTTGCGCCTGCAGGTGTTTTGGTGCCAACAATTTTTTTAACTGTAGCTAATCCTGATGCCAATATAGTTCCTGCACTCACAATTTTTTCAATAGATGCGAATGGTTGTGGTAAAGTAGAGGGTGTTTTTAAAACTTCTGTAAATCCTAAATATGAATTTATTGTTGCTTGTGCTATTGCAGCAGCTTTTCCTGCAGCACTATTTTCACCCAACAGTTGTGCAATACCACCTAGTGCATCAGCAGCTAATCCTAGCTTTTGTTTTTGTAATAATATACTAGATGCTAATTCTTGTTCATCATTTGCTAATTGTTGTCCTTTTATTTGATTATTGAAATCTTGTATTTCTAATCCTTTTTCTTGTTGGAAATCTAACAACTGTTGTTCAGCATCTTGCCTTGCTTGTGTTCCTTCGCCTAATCTTTCAATCTGTGCTTGTAGCCTTTCTGTTTCAAGATCATTTTCTTGTTGAGCAATATCACGTAAGGCTTGTAATTTTTCAAGTTCATCTTCTATTTCTTCTGCATTAAATTGTTTTTTAGCTATTAATCTTGCATTCTCTGCTTCTGATTTACTATTTATTAATTCAATTTCCTCTAGTTCTAATCCCTCACGATTAACTTTTTGTTCTGATTCAAAACCTGCAATGCTTTCTTTAACATCTAAAATGTTTTTTTCAGCTTCTATTAAAGCAGTTTTATTAGCTATTAAGTTAGGATTGGCTGCAAGTTCTGCTTGTGCTAATTCTAATGCTTTTTGTGCATTTGCTAATTGAAGTGAAGATTGTTCATCAAGTATATTTTTTAATTTATTATTTGCTGCTATTCTATCATCTATTGATGCTGTAACATCATCTCTGATTTGCCTTTGCCTTTCTGCTGCAAGTTGATATTTAAATTGTAATTTATCATTTTCTGCTAATGCTAATTCCGTTTCATTTTTTAATTGTTGTATTCTTTCTTGATTAGCTAGTTCTTGCGTTGTAGATATTTTAGATACGTTTTCCACAGCTTTTGTAGTAAAGTCGCCTAATTCCTTTCCTGTTTGAATAAAACCCTTACCGATGCCTACAACATTATCAACTAGACCACCTGCAGCACCAGCAACCTTTTCATCAACCCTATCAATGTCTGCTTGTAATTCTTTTATTTTATCAGCAT